CCAGCTCTTAAGGGCACGCTGTTCAACACCATCTGCGAGCACCTCGGCGACTTCCCTGCCCGTGTGATCGAGAACAGGGCGAAGATCATTCTACCCAATGGCGCGAAGATCTCGGGGTTCTCCTGGCAGGATAAGAAGTACAAGAAGGTGCGCTCGTTCGAGTTCTCCTCCTTCGCCATCGAAGAGCTAACCGAGAACGACGACGACGAGGCGTATAAGGAAATCCTAATGCGCGTGGGCCGGTCGAACACGATCAACGAGAAGTTCGTCATCTCAGCCACGAACCCGGACGACCCGTCGCATTGGGCGCATGAGAGATTCTTCACCGGGACCGATGACCGCCGTCACGTCTACCTATCGAACACCTTCGACAATCCGTTCCTTCCGAAGTCGTATGTTGAGGATCTCCGCAAGAACCTCTCGCCAAGGGAAGCGCGCCGTATGCTCTACGGTGAGTGGCTTGAGCTCTCTCGTGACGTTATCTACTTCGAGTACAAGCCCGAGATCCACTACACCACCGATCAGTACACCCCGCGTCCCGGCTTCCCGATCTACTGGGCGCATGACTTCAACATCGGCGAGGGCAAGCCCATGTCGTCTTGCTTCTTCCAATACATTGGCGATGTCATTCACGTCTTCGCCGAGATCGTGGTGATGGGCGCACGCACGCTAGACGTGTGCGAGGAAGCAGAAGCTCGTGGGCTCCTGAAACACCCGAACCGTTACGTCGTCACTGGCGATGCTGCGGGTCGTGCTAACGACACCCGGCATAAGGGATCGGACTACGACATCCTCCGGAAGTTCATGAGCACGCGCAATGCCGAGATCATCGCCCCACTCACGAACCCGCCTGTTCGTCAGCGGCACAACCTCGTGAACGCCTACTGCACAAACGATCTCGGACAACACCGGCTCAGGGTCTACGGATGCAAGACGGTCGATAAGGGACTCCGGCTCACGAAGCTCAAAGACGGCGGGAACTACATCGAAGACGATTCAAAAGATTACCAGCACGTTACAACCGCGTTGGGGTATGGCATAAATCAAGCCAGACGTTATACTGAAGACTCACGACCCGGACTCATCCCACGATAGGAGACTTAATGGACTTAACATCGCAGGCCTCGCGCCGAGCTTACCTAGAAGAAATCACCGGACAAGAGAACAACGCACGCCGCGAAGAACACTTCAAACGCATGGAAGTTTATAACGAGCGTCAAGCTCAGTGGGTGATCGAGAAGCTCCTTTCCGAGTTCTCGCAGAAGACCGTCTCCGAGATGCGCAAAATCCTCTCGATCAATCTAACACGTCGCATCGTGGACGAGCTGGCCTCGATCTATCGCCGCGCTCCCGAGCGTTCGTGGACCGAGCTATCCGAGGAACAGCACGAGCAAGTCGAGGCGGCCTACGAGGACTTCGGCGTGAATAAGTCCATGAAGCGGGCTAACAAGCTGTTCAAGCTCCACCGTCAGCTCGCTATTCAGGTGGTGCCTAAGTTCGGCAAGCTCTACGCCCGAGTTCTCTCGCCTCACCAGTTCGACGTGATCCCTGACCCCGAGATGCCCGAGAAGCCTCTCGCCTACATCATCTCGACCATCGACCGTTCCGACTTCCTGACTGACGACGGCGCACCCTCGGAGCAACAGGTCATTGGAGATAGAACAAATCAAAAGATCGCAGACCCGGACGACTACCTCTCGAACGTCACCTTCGTCTGGTGGACGGCTGAATTTAATTTCACCACCGACGCCTCGGGCGCAATCATTGGCGAGGTGATCCCGAACCCAATCGGCAAGCTCCCGTTCATTGACATCGCTGAAGAGCGTGACTTCGAGTATTGGGTGCGTGCCGGTTCCGACATCGTGGACTTCGCTACTGACTTCCTGAAGATCCTCTCCGACCATTTCAACATCATTCGACTCCAGGGATACTCACAGGCGGTCATCGTCTCGGAGAAGGCCCCTGATTCGTTCGTCGTTGGACCGAACCACGTCCTGCACCTGAAGCAAGACCGCGACTCACCCAAGGACCCGAGCTTCCAGTTCGTCACGCCCTCGCCTGACGTTGGCGCTGGGATCACGAGTATTGAGATGCTAGTCTCGCTGTTCCTATCCTCACGCGGTATCGACGCTGGCTCGATTCAAACCAAGGGCAGCGGTCAGACGTTTGCCTCCGGTATCGAGCGCCTGCTTTCCATGCTCCAGAAGTTCGAGGCCTCATCGGACGACATCGACCAGTTCCGCATGGCTGAGAAGCGTTACTTCGAGCTATTCAAAGCATGGCAAGACGCGAGTAAAAACAACGACCTACTCGCACCCGAATGGAAGATGACGCTGCCCGAAGCCTCTGAAGTTTCCGTGTCCTTCCATGAGCCCGAGATGATTCAGACTCAGACCGAGCGCGAAGACTCGCAAATCAAGCTACTCGAAGCGGGCCTCACGAGCCGCAAGTACGCCATCATGGAGATCCACGGTGTGACCGAAACGGTTGCCGAGGAAATGATGAAAGAGATCGAGGAGGAGAACGGTGTCAACAAAGCGAATCCTGAGCCAATCGGACGTGCGCCTGAAGGTGAACCTGAAGTCGATCCTGGGTCAGACAGTTGATGATGAAGAGATCCTAGACGCCATCGCTCAGAAGGCTCTGGACATCATCAAGGAGCGCACCGCTGACGGCAAGGACGTGCGCGGTCGCGCCTTCAAACCGTACTCCGAATCCTATATGGCGTCTGATGCGTTCAAGGGTTTCGGCAAGTCGAAGACACCCGACCTCACGCTCTCAGGCGACATGCTAGGGCTCATGGACGTGGTAAAAGTCACGCCCTCGGGCTTCGAGTTGGGCTGGGACGATGAGACGGAAACAGCCAAGGCGTTCAACCACATCACGGGCGACACGGTTCCCAAGCGCGATTTCTTCGACCTGAAGAAGTCAGAGCAAGAGGACCTCAGGCGCTTCGCGGAGAAACTCATTGGCAAAAGTAAAGGTTAACATCACCGCCGCCGAGCTGATCCGCGACATCCGGGTTACTCCGAAGACGCTCGTCGAGATCGGTGACTTCTGGACCAAACGGATTCAGGGGTTCACTCGCTCGGGCAAGTCCCTCGCCACTGGTGAGCGCATTGCCGCTCTATCGGCTGGTTACATACGGCATCGTGCCGCATACCAGGGGCCGAAGGGCAACCCATTCGCTCCGAATAAGTCGAACCTCACGCTCACCGGGCAGCTTCTCAACTCGCTGAAGCCAACCGCTAATTACACCCGGCAATCGGTCACGGTGAACGCAACCGGCACCCGAACGGACGGACTCACAAACGATAAGCTGGCGGGCTACGTCTCCGAGCAAGGAAGACCTTTCCTCGGGCTTGACGAGAAGGGTCGCGCTCGTATGATAAGACTCATCATTGACGACCTCAGAAGGACATTAAAAAAACGGCGTAGAGCTTAACACCCTACGCCGCCTACCGAACGCCCCCCCAAGGGCTCCCGATCTTTAGACCTTATCACAAGGCTATTGAAAAATAAAAGGGAGCAGATACAATGGAAGACAGTAACGAGTCAGTTACAGCAACAGCTCAGTCCGAGCAAACTACAACGGAAACAAAGCCAGAGGTTAAATTCTCTGCCGAAGAACTCACGGAACGTCTTATGTCCGTCAGCTCAGAGGCGAAGAAATACCGCCAAGAGAAGGCCCTTCTGAAGCAGGAGTTGGAACAGATCAAAGAGCAGTTCGGTGAACTCAAGAAGCACTCACTCGAATCATCCGGCGACTTCAAGAAGCTGTATGAAACCGAGCGGGCCAAACGCGAAGAAGCCGAAAATCAGTATAAGTCCCAAGTCGGGAAGTATGCGCTCAACGTGATCCAATCCACTGTCAAAGAACAACTTCTCAGCTCTAAGTGTCAAAGACCCGACGCCATTTTGAAACTTAGCGCAGAGCGTATCCGCAGCTTTGAACTCGATGAGGATTTCAAACCGAGCCCCGCTGAAGTGAAGGCCCTGGTTGAAGAAGCCGCAAAGGATTACCCGGAGTGGTTTAAACAAGAAACCCCGAAACTGAAAGACGGGTTCCCTATGGGCAAACAGCCCGAGAAGCCAGTCGACGGACTAACAACACAAGAAATCATGGCGCGTCTAACCGCCATGGATAAAAGGAGCTAACAATGGCTGATCTTATTCACGGAAACACACAACTTACTGCTACCAAGCAAGAACTCATCGCCGCACTCGTTCAACGCGAGCTTGCAGCTAAAACAAACCTTCTCGCTACCGTCACCGACGTGTCGCGCTACGCAGTCAAGGGCGCTAAGTCCATCTCGTTCCCTCGCTTCGGTTCGTTCACCCCGATCAACCGCGCTTCGGGCGTCGCTGGTGACTCTGCCGTTCTCGTCTCCGCAGTCGACAAGCTCGACCTTGACGTGAACGCTTACATCGCTTGGATCGTCGACTCGTCTGACGAAGTTCAATCGACTGTCGCTGTTCAGTCTGAACTTGCTATGCGAGCAGCTTCCGCTCACGGTCGCTACGTCGACACGCAGATCATCGCTGAACTCGAAGCTACCGGCGTTGCCCTCACTGCTGGCGCTATCAGCCGCGACATCATCCTCGAAGCACGCGAAGAGCTGCTCACAGCAAACGCTATGCTCGAAGAGTTGACCCTCGTCATCGGTCCCAGCTCCGAGTCCCTCATGCTCAAGATCGACGAGTTCACCCGCGCTGACGTTTACGGCAGCTCGAACATCCCCGCTGGCGTCATCGGTCGCGTGTACGGAATTCCCGTTCTGATCAACAACCAACTCGGCGCGAACACCTACTACATGTACGCCAAGTCTGGCATCTGCGTTGGCTTCCAGAAGCAACCCGCTATGAGCGTTCAAGGCGCAAACGAATACGGCTCTGGAGCCGAGCGTCACGCTATGGACCAACTCTTCGGCGTGAAATCGTTGCAGAACTCGCTCCTCATCCGTAAAGACGGAAACTAAGATAAGATAAGGAAATGATCGTTAATTCAGGTCATATCCCTAACTACCTGACCGCCGGAAGTCCACAGGGCCTCCGGCGGCTCATGCTATTGAACAACACGAAAAAGGGTATGGTCTTCGCGTACACAATCAGCTTCGCGGCTGGCAAGTGGTACGCCTGGTATAACGACAGCTATGAAGCCTTAGTGCAGGAGGTTGTCGATGGCAGTGAGAAGTGAAAGAGACTATAAATCGTTTGTCGATCTAGGCGGCGATGAGTGGGCT